GGCGCGGCTGCGGCAGCAATCGCTATCTTCTGGGACGATATCGCCGACAAGTTCAAGGCCTTTAAAGACATGATTGTGGACTTCCTGCCGGACTGGTTGAAAAAAAAGCTGAACTTGACCGGCCATATCGACGGCACGGTGGATGAGAGCCAGGCCGACAAGAACGCATTCTACACGCAGAGGAAGCTGCTCGGCCAGCCGGCCGGAGCTGCGGCCGTGGGGCGTTCCATCCAGGAATCCCGCTCCCTCTCCGTCCAGCGCCAGGAAGCCAAGGTCATCGTCGACGTGCGCGGCCAGCCCGGCACGCGCACCAGGGTCGAGGGCACCAAGGGCATGGATCTCGCCGTGCACAATGGCGTGACCATGTACGGGAGATAGCGCATGGACGCCAAGGATCTCCAGCCAGCATCTTTCCGGGGAATTCGCTTCCTCGTCGACAGCTCCGAGCGCAAGGGCGGCCGGCGTGCGGTCGTGCACGAGTACCCGCAGCGCGACGAGTCCTACGTGGAGGACCTGGGCCGCAAGGCCAGGACGTTCAGCGTGCGGGCCTACTTCGTGGGCGCGGATGCGGTGGAACAGGCCGAGGCGTTCATAACCGCCTGCGAACAGGCAGGCCCAGGCCGGCTGGAGCTGCCTTGGCGCACCTCGCTCATGGCCGTGTGCCCGGAATTTAGCGGGAACACCTCCCTCAAAGAATGGCGCTACGCGACTGTCGACGCGACATTTGCCCAGGCAGGCGAAGCGCAGTTCCCGGCGGCATCCCAATCCACGCCCGAGCAGGTCGTGGCCAAGTCCAAGAGCGCCGTGGACGCAGCGCGCGAGGCCTTCGACAAGATTTATTCCCTGGCCAGCCTGCCCTCGTGGGCGCTCGATGCCGCCTGGACAAAGAAAAACCAGATCATCGGCCTGGTGGATTCGGCGCGCGGGACCGTTTCCGATGCCGCGCGCTTTGCCCGCAGCGTGTCGCAGCTCCTAGACGCCTCGGGCGCGGAGTTCGCCGCGCTCGATCTTGGCCAGGAGATCGAGGGGCTTGTTTCCGACCTGGGCGACATCCGCCTGCGTGATTCGGATCTGGCCCGCCGCAGGCTGGAGGAAATGCTCGGCCTGGCGGACGACGCCCCGGACAACGACTCCGAACCGGCCGCACCCGCCGCCAAACAGAGCGCCAAGAATACCAACGCCCAGAACGACTACCTGCGCGCCCTGGCCGCAGCCGAGGCCGCGCGCTCTTCGGCGGACGTGACGCCCGAGAGTGATGCCGACGCCGCGCGCTTGCGCGAGCTGGTGCTCGCCGTCATCGATCAGGTCCTGGAGACCACGGAAGACGACGATCTGTTCGCCGCGCTCTCGGATCTGCGCGCGGCCGTGGCGCGTGACCTGTCCGCGCGCGGCAGGCTGGCCCCGCGCCTGCGAAGCGTGACGCTGCAGCAGTCCGTGCCCGCGCTCGTGCTGGCCTGGCGCGAGCAGGAAAGCCTGGAGGCCGAGGCGGGCATCATCGCCCGCAACGGCATAGCGCATCCCGGCTTCCTGCCTGCCGGCGCGGCCCTGGAGGTGCTCGGTGGCTGATCGCTGTGAGCTGCTCGTGGGCGGAACAATTTTCGAGGGCTGGGAAGAGGTCTCGGTGTCGAGGCACCTGGAGACGCTGTGCGGCTCCTTCTCGTTGCGCCTGACCGACCGCTGGGCCGGGCTGTCCGAGGCCCTGCCCGTGCCTCCTGGCGCGGCCTGCGAGGTGCGCCTGGGCGGGCAAACGGTCGTCACCGGCTACGTGGACGACTGCGAGCCGAGCTACGACGCGAGCTCGCACGAGCTGACCGTGGCCGGCCGGGACCGGGCCTGCGACCTGGTGGACTGCTCGGCTCCGCACGAGCCGGGTGAGTGGGCCAACATCACCCTCGACCGCCTGGCGCGCATTCTGGCCAAGCCCTTCGGCGTCCCGGTCACGGTGTCCACGGACGTAGGCAAGCCTTTTGACAAGCTCGCGGTCGAGCCCGGCGAGTCTGCCTGGGAGACCCTGGAGCGGGCCTGCCGGCAACGCGCGGTGTTGTGTATCTCGGACGCGGCCGGCGGCATCGTGCTGACCCGCACGGGCAGCGAACGCGCGGCTACGGCCCTGGTCGAGGGGGCGAATATCAAGGCTGCGCGCGGTCGCTTCACCATCAAGGACCGTTTCAGCGTCTATCGCGTGCTGGGTCAGCGCCCGGGCACGGACTTCGACAGCGGCCCGGAGGTGGCTCAGCCGAGCGCCGAAAGCAAGGACGCCAGCATCACGCGCTACCGGCCGCTGATCATCGTGGGCGAGCAGAGCCTGGACACGGCCACGGGCCGCGAGCGAGCGCAGTGGGAGGCGACCATCCGCGCGGCGCGTGGCAGCTCGGTGCAGGCCACGGTCCAGGGCTGGACCCAGGGCGACGGATCGCTCTGGCGGCCTGGCCTGCTCGCGCACGTCACGAGCCCCTACTTGCGCCTGGACACGGAGCTGCTCATCGCGGGCGTGCGGCACACGCTGTCGGAGGGCGGATCGCTCACGGAGCTGGATCTGCGCAGGCCAGACGCCTACCAGCCCGGCCCGGAGAAATCAGCAAGCAAGGACCCGCTGGAAGGCATCGCCAAGGAGAACATCCGTGGATAGCGGCCTGTCGCGCGTGCTCGCGCCGTTGTGGCGCCGCATCGAACTCATGCTCGCGCGCGGTGTCGTGCGCCTGGCCAAGGAGGGCAAGTGCCAATACCTGCAGCTCGACCTGTTGGCCGGCGAGACGCGCGATGGCGTCGAGAGATTCGAGGAGTACGGCTACGCTTCAGCGCCGTTGCCAGGCTGCGAGGCCGCCGTGCTGTTCGTCGGCGGAAATCGCGGCCATGGCATCGCCGTGGCCACGGCCGACAGACGTTATCGTCCCACGGACTTGCAGCCCGGCGAGACGTGCCTCTACACGGACGAGGGCGACAGGATCACACTTCGCCGCGGCCGCATCATCGATGTCGTCGCCGGAACCAAGGTCAAGATCACCGCTCCCGAGGTCGAGGTCATTGCCGCGACCAAAGTCACGGTGACCACGCCGCTGGCCGAGTTCAGCGGCAACATCGTGGCCGCCGGCATGGTCGCGGCGGCCGGATTCGGCACGGGTGGCATCGTCAGCGTGGAGACCGGCAAGGTCAAGGCGACTGCGGTCGAGGATGCCGCTGGCGCCATGTCCGAGATGCGCCAAGTATTCAACGGCCACAAGCACAGCGACCCGCAGGGCGGGACCACTGGCGTTCCCACGACGCAGATGAGCTAGGAGGCGTATGCGCGATATCCTGCTGAGCTTCTCCACCTCCGGCGACCTGGCCCTGTCCTGCTGCGATCTGGCGAAGGAAGACGGCCTGCGCACGGCCGTGACCATCAGCCTGTTCACGGACCGGCGCGCCGACGCGAACGAACTGCCCGAGGGCGAGAGCGATCCGCGCGGCTGGTGGGGCGACGGACTGGCCGACGAAGGCGAAGGCCCAATCGGCTCCAAGTTGTGGCTCATCGCTCGCGAAAAGCAGACCGAGACCGTGCGCCAGCGGGCCGAGGAGTATGCGCGAGAGGCCCTGGTTTGGCTGGTCGAGGACGGCCACGCCGAAGCCGTAAGCATTTCGGCCTCATGGCTTGAGCGTGGGGTGCTCGGCCTGGCCGTGGAGGTCCATGTCTCCGACGACTCGTTAACTTTCGACTTCGAGGTGTAGCAATGCCCTGGATCAGGCCCACGCTTCCCGAGATCTCCGGCCGCGTCGAGTCCGACCTGTCCAGCCGCCTGCTGGGCGGGCAGGCGCTCTTGCGCCGCTCGGCTCTGGCCGTGCTCGCTCGTGCTGTGGCCGGGGCCGCGCACAGCCTGCACGGCTTCCAGGACTGGCTCTCGCGCCAGGTCCTGCCCGACACGGCCGAGTCCGAGCACCTGGAGCGCTGGGCGCGCATCTGGGGACTAACCCGCAAGCCCGGCGCATTCGCGGCCGGAAGCGTGACCTTCGCCGGCACAGATGGCTCCGTAATCCCGGCCGGAACCGAGCTGCAACGCTCCGACGGCGTGCTCTACGAGACCACGGCCGACGCGACCATCGCGGCCGGCTCGGCAACTGCCCAGGTCGAGACCGTGGAACCGGGAGCGTCGGGCGATGCGCTGGCCGGCGTCTCGCTGTCCTTCTCCTCGCCTGTCTCTGGCGTGCAGTCCTCGGCCACCGTGGCCGTGGGCGGCATCGCGGGCGGCGCGGACGAGGAGACGGACGCGGAGCTGCGCGCCAGGCTCCTGGCC